GATTTACAAACTCTTTATAACTTTTAGTATAGCTTTTTTTTTGCTCTAAAGCATTATACAATTTTTTACTACCATTTTCATTGTTAAATTGTTTTTGAAATTCTTCAAATGACTTTGTATAAGAACCATTTGAGACTAAAGCATCATATAGTTTTTTCATATTATAATGTATCAAGTTCACCTATGGAACCGGTTTTGTCTATACCAGCTTCTATAACTTGTTCTTTAGCTGTGCCTGTAGACAAATAATAATCGTTTAGTATATTTAATAAACTTTCATTATTAAAAGGATCATAACCTATAACGTCAAATCTTTTTTTATTTTCTTTATTATATACAAATAAAAGAGGAGATGTAGCTTCAAAATTATTAATAAACGCCTCATCTATTTCATTTCCTGTAATTGGGTCTGTCTTACCTATGTTTCTTTTTAATTTTTCAAGTTCTTCTCTTTTAGTTTTAATGTTTAGACCTTTCTTTTTTCTGAGATAATCCACATGTAGTTTAATATTTTTTTCTTTAACATCATCTGTTCCTTTAATACCACTATCACCTTCTGTTTTTTTAATAGTATTGAAAAAACCTCTTCTACTATTTTTTCTCCTAAGTTTTTAGATATTTCAGATTTTTCAAAGTCTCCAGTTTTGTTAAACCTTCTTGTATTTCTTTTTGTTTTTTTTCTATAATATATTTAGAAATTTTTTCAAAATCTTCTTGTTTTAAACCGTGAGAAGTTGATGCATCTGGTATTAATGTTCCTATTTCTTTATCAAGATACTCTGGCATAATATCATCAACATAACTTTGTATTTGTCTTAAACCATAACCTAAATCGCCAGAACCTGATCTACCTGATTTAACTATACCACCTATAGTTGCTTCTAAATTTGGTTTTAATAACGACGATAATTGATCGTAAACCAACCGTATCAAAAATCATACCGTTTCTAATAGTTTTTTTTCCGGTTATTAATGCTGGCATACCCTGCAGAGCTTTGATTTATTTTTTCACCTTCTTGAACACCTGCTGTTTCTAAAGTTTTAGTTAAAACTGATGATAAATTAGGGTTTATTAATATTGTTTCAGAGCCAAAATCAGCATTAGCATTATAAGTTCCTCCATTTTTGAACTTTAACTTCATATTTAAAGACCCATTTACTTCTTCAAAATCAATATTTAAAGGTTTTCTAATTCTTCCTGTAAAAGTAGATCCTAAATCAGAATATAAATTATAATTTGTTCCTGATGCTGATAAACCATCTTCTTTTCCCATGTTTTGTTCATACTTTGAAAAATCTTCTCTTTCACCAGCTAAATTAGCTATAGCAGATTCTAAACCACCACCGTTAAAAAACTGCTCGTACATTATATTTAGTCTTTTTAATTCTAATCTTCTATTTGGATCTTTTGTGTTTATTAATTCTACTTTGTATTAGCTGCTTTAGTTACTAACTCATTTAAATCTTCACCTATATAATCTCTTAAATCAAAATTTTTTGTTAATTTATTTGCAGCTCCTAAATAGTAATCGCTATATTTAATATTTAAATTTAAATTTTCTAAATTTTTCTTTTTATTTTCTTTAGCTAAAGCTCTTTGTTTTTCACCTTGAGCTTTTATAAAACCAACTGTTGACTTACCTATGCTAGTAATAGCTTGAGCATAATACTTTGCAGATTCTGTATCAATAACTGTTTGTGGATTTTCGTAACTCATAATTTTTTAGTTTTTATTTACTTTTAACTTCCTCAATACCCCATTCCTCCACTATAACCACCAAAACTTCCACTAAAACTAGAAGAATTTTGTGGTTGACTAGTGCCTGTGTAATTAGGTGTAGACATGTTTCCATCTAAATCTATTGTAGGCACATTAATGCCTGTATTGCCCGCATACGCTGCAAAAATATTACCAATTGAACCTAATCCAGCTGAGTATATTCCAGCGGCAACCCTGGCTAGCTGCTACAGCGGCTTGAGCTTGACCTGTTATTTGAGCTTGTTTTCTGTTTAATTCGTCTGCATTGCTCTTCTTTCTCTTGTTCCAAATACAAATTGTTTACCAGCAACATCAGCTTGTTGTAATCTTTGTGCTTCACTCATTTCTAAGTTTTGTATTCTTTGAGCTTCTGCCATTTTAACACGTTGTAACTGTGATTCACCTTGTGCTCTTAATTTTTCATTTTGTGCCTCTTGAGCCTCAATACTAGCACTAACTCCTTTTTTACTTTGTAAAGCAGCTTGGGCTAATGCAGTAGCACCACCAGCACTACCACCAGTTGCTCTTAATGTATCTAATGTATTAGCTAACGCAATATCAGTTTGTTCTATTTGTATTTCAGCAGCTTGAGTAGCAACACCAAGACTAGCGTACGGATTAGAAACCATACCGCTTAAATCTTTTGCCATACCAGATATATCTTTTACACCAGCGTAAGGATTCATAATAGCTTGTCTGCTTTTTTCTAAGCTAGCTAATTTACCTTCTAATCTTCTTTTTTCAGCTAATGCAGCTTTTTGTCTACGTCTTGCAGCACCACCTCCAAATAGTCCACCTATAAGATTTACAGCACCACCTATTATTGCTCCACCTATAACTGGATCTATTACTGCCATAGTAACACCACAAGGGTTACCAAACATAAACTCAAATATTTTTAATAAAATTTCTTCCATGTTAATTTATATTTAATATGATGATTCTACATATTCTGTAGAAACAGCAAATAATTCTTTTTTACCTATACCGTTTGTTGTACCACCGTTAGGATTGTTTACTAATTCCATCCTTACTACAGCAAAGAAACCTTCAATACCTGACGTATCTTGTCCGTAAAATATTTCACCAGCAATAGGTTTTTGTGTGTCGTTTACTAAAGTAGCAAAGTATTTGTTTTCTTTTCTTTTAAAATTGTTAGCAAACAATTGGTTTTGTAAACCACCTAAACTAGTTGCTTGTACAAACTTACCTATAGGTAATGCTTTTGTAACAACATCAGAAAGAGCATCAGTAGGTGTAACACCAGATGCTATTGTTGATCCTTGTAAAAAGCCCATAGACCATTCCGTTCCTCCTTCGTAGTTTATAGTTTTAAAGTTTTTAATTAAAGATGGTTGACCATTTAATACTAAAGTTACTGTTGCTTTTTGTGTAAAGCCGTAAAAATTACAATATTGATTAGGATATGTAGGATTTAATGTATGATGTTTCCATAAACCATTATCTTTAAATGTATAAAAAGTAGATGATAAACTTGTTAAAAAAGATGGTATATAGTTGAAAAAACTAGTCCAACCTAAAACTCCTTCATCAAAACTCACTGTAGCACTAGAATCACCTTGTATAGATATAACATAATCTTTAGAATGACTATCCCAACCACCAACTATTTTAGTTACGTTAGCTTGAGTTAAAATATCTCTAAAGTAATCATGCATACCATAAGATGATATTTCTGTTATACCATCTCTTGATAATCTTAAAACTACACCTCTTTTTCTATCTGTAAAATATTTTCTATAACCATATACAGCAAAGCTAAATGGATCAGTTGATATACCATATTCACCAGCGAAAGCTACTATTTGACCTATAACCAATGGTGTTGAAGTTACTACAGCATTACCTTCAGCTGAATATATAGCGTCTTTATCTATTAATGCTCTACTAACTTTATCTTCTTGAATATAATTAAATTAGTATCTTCAGCATAAAGCTTTTGTATTGAATTATAAGCAGGATCTAAACTTCTTGTTATATCTTCACCAACAGAAAACTCATTAGTTTCATTAACACCAGTTCTAGAGTTAAATACTCCAGAGTATATTAATGAATTAAATCTATTTCTTTGATTAATATCTTCTTCTACCGTATAAGCTTTTACACCAAAGTCAACAGTTAAATTATTATAACCACCTCTTATTCTTGATTCTTCTAAATACCAATCATTAACAGAAGAATGATTTTGATCAAGATAAGCTTTTGGTATATTATCAAAATTAATTATTTCTCCAAATGTAAGAACTGAAGAAGCTGGTATTGTTTGAGATGTGTTTAAAGTAAACTCTGTATTAGCACCAGAACTATTAGACAAAGCAATAACATAAGCTGTTCCAGTAATACCAAGCCAACTAACTTCTTGGCCTACGTTTAACTCTGTTAAAGTTTTAGAAGCTGTTATAGTTATAACCGCACCTACTTGACTAGCGAATACAGCTGTATTAGGCGCTGCAACAGTGTTAGGTGTTACATCTACTATTGGTTTAATTTTTTTTAGCCAAAAAGTGTTAAAATATTTTAATTCAAGTGTTGCTGGCATAACTTTATTATCACTTATTTATTTTGTTAATTACTTCTTATTAATGGTGCACAAGAACTAGATGATCCAAAAGTTCCGCAGTTTTGTATATTACATGACCCAGATAAATCTACTACACCTCCAATAGAACTTATTTTACCACTAAAAGTGTAACCAGAATAAGGTGTTATTGTAATAGGTGAAGGTGTTGTATTGAATTGAGAGACATTATAAGAATAATAAGCTTGGTTAACATCGTATGATGATGGTTGCCAAACTGAAGTTAAACCTGCTTGAGTATAAAACTGAGAAACATATTCACCATAAGGAGTTGTACTCCAAACAGTGGTTGATCCACTTCCACTACAATTGTAACCTGATTGCGGATTATGTGCTGTATAGCTATAGCTTTTAGGTGTAGTTGTTGAAGCATAATTAGTTCCACTTTCATCAGGAACAATAACACACTGTGCAAAGTTTAAATCATCTGCATTAACCCAAGCCATAGGCATACCATCATTGTTTACCGTAGTGAACTCTCCATTTGTTGTTATTCCAGTAGCAATAATAGCATACTCACCAGGTGTATTAAAAGCAAAAACCATTTGATTGTAAGCAAAACTACCAACTGAACCTATACTTGTTAGCATAGTATTTAAAAAACCATTTTGATTAACATCATTTATATCTACAGCTAATTGCCAACCGTTAGGATCACTAGGCCCAGATCTATGATAAATATTCCACCCATCAACACCAGCTGTTAAAGCTAAACTCAAAGGTTGAGAGGTGTTATAATCTTGATACAAGTTTAATGTAAAAACAATAGAACCTTGGTTTAATTGTTGTTTTATACCAGTTGGATTAGTTGAAGTAACAGTTGTATTACCCAAGTGGAATGCACTTCCTCCATTTTGTGTGGCTTTTCTTGTTGAGTTATTCCAAGGAGCTGGTAAATCACTAGCTGATAAAGTATTATTAGAAATATACCAACATGCATCTATATCACTAGGCGTGCTATTTGCTACACCTAATGGATAAGCTGTATTAGCTGATCTTATAGCAGTGCTATTATCTATACAACCAGAATAAACACCTGAGTTAACGGGTTCAGGTCCGACTGTTATTTGTAAAGTTATAGGCGTGTTGTTATTAGCTGTATCAGTACTTAAACTTCCTGTACCTAAAGCAGGTAGTGTAATATTGTAAGCATCTTCTACTGTTATACCTAATGTGTAAACACCTAGTGGTGTATTAGCTGATGTTTTTGATATTTGCCCAACGTTATTAGAAACAACCATTGTAAACTCACTTGTAGCATTTCCAGCAGAATCTACTTCACTAACTTTACTATATTTTAAACCAAGTAATCTATCACCAGCTGTTAAAGATCCTGCACCGTTTTCAGCTGCAAGCTCTGTTGTTGTTATCACTCCTGTTGTTTCTTGAGCAACACTAACATTTGGTAAAGTTTTAGAACCAACAGCTCCCGTAGCATTTGTTAAAGTAGGTGCTATGTTACCTAAGTTAGCATCTATTAAGAAACTTCCAGACTCACCAGTGGCTAATGTAAAAGTTAAAGTTATTGTATATTCGTTATTATCTGAAGAAGGTGGGGTTGATGCTGTTAAAGAATCGTAATCAAATACAGGGTTATCACCTACTCTAATTTCAAAAGTATCTGGAATTGTAGAAACTCTTGCAAGTGTAAAGTTTCCGGGTTGCCCGGCTGTATTAACAGAATCTATACCAAAACCATTACCAAGAAAATTTAAATCAGCTCCAGAAGCATTTTGAACTTGAAATTGATTTGTAATAGCATTTCCACTAACAAGCGATTCATTATATGTTACCACAACGTTTGATAATTGACTAGGCCCATCAAAACCGTTAGCTACATCTGCGTTTAAATCAGATATTAAACCAACAGTAGATGTTTCCCAATAAATATCTAAAACAGAATCTACAGGTTCAGTTTCATATATAGCTAAATATGGCACCATAGATGCCGTAGTAACACCTATAGGATTTTTAGTAGATATTCTAGCTATTAAAGGGTTTGTGTCTAATTGATAAAGATTTCCAACACCCGTGTCACTTAATGTTTCTAAATCCATATTAGAATCATCAGCACTAGATATGCTAACAACAGTATCGGTTAATGTACCTGGAAAATATTGTTTATTTCCAGTTGCAGTATTTTCTACCCTACCAAATAACTGTACAGAACTTCTGTATTGTTTTTGATCAGGACCAACCTCTGAAAGATCTCTAGGTATTTTATTTATATTATCATTTATTAATACAACATTAGCTGTTTCACCATTTTCATTTCCAGGAAAAACACCTGATTCCCATGTGGTATAAGATAAATTAGCATTAGCTCCAAGATATTGTGTGGTGCTAAAAGTATAAGTTTGAACATCTATTACTGATGCTATAACAGGAACACCTAGTATACCCGTACCACTTACTCTCATACCTTGTTGTATGTTTGCGTTTGCAGTAGCTAATTGTAAACTAGTGCTTCCACCAATTGAAGAAGCTAAATTATCATTTGTTGTTGCTGTTGATATACCAGGCTGTTGAGGATAACCATCAAGTATACCAGGTAAATATGCATTATAATAATCTTGTTCATTTTGCTTAACAACTACTTTATAAGAATACCAACCTCTAGGATTTATACTATAAGCAAATTTAGGATCAACAGAAACGTTAGGACTATTTGAATATAAATCAATATTTATAGGGTTATCAGTTGTTACAACATATTCTAAAGGATTAACACCTGGAGTTTGAACGTCTGTAACTTCAACATAATCAACATATTCACCTCTCATATAATCACCGACTGCTGGTGCATTTGCTACAACAGCTGTTGCACTTAAGGTAAATGTATATAGATTTCCAGCAACAATAGCATTAACACCGTTTATATCAAAACCAATTGAAACCCCACCTTTTGGCACAGCATACAAGCCTGGTTCTGCAAAAGTAGTATTAGGTAAATTATTAGAACCTGATGTAATCGCTCCTTCTACTACAGCTTGTAAAGCGTTACCAAACCAAGTATATATTTCTATATCGTTTATAGATCCATTATATGGATTGTAAATAGTAGATCCTTTTGATATATCACCTGTTGAACTTGTTCCAGTTGATTCATCAACGTTAGAAAGTATAACAGAAGATTGTCTTCCAAATTTATCTACGAGAACAAAACCAACTTGATAATTTCTATTTTGTTTTAACGAATGGTTTGGGTACTCTATCCAATTATCAAAACCAACGCTATCTTGTTTGTCACCAACAGCTATTCTATAATTTAAATGAGAAGGAGGAGTATATTTGTCTTTAAAATTACCATAAATTATTCTATTGCCTACGCTTTCTTGAGCTAAAGCTCTTGTAGGTACTTTATCATAAACTCTAACAGTTTGTGTAGGAGATAAAGTTCTATATGGTTTTCTTGATTGATAATTGTATTCGTAATAATTTAAACTACTAGTTTCCCATTGTAAATAATTTATTGAATCTAGTACTTTTACAACGTTTTGATCTGATTCTTTATAAAGAACTTCTATTTCTTTTATTTTATAGTTAGCAGCTGTAGTAGGTTGACAATTTAAAGCTATATCTGGTAAAGGAATTATTAATTTAATGTTATTAACATTGTTTTCAAAAAATTCTAATACAGTACTTCTATAAGCAGCGTCTTCATCACCGTTAATAAAAAATCCTTTTTGTTTTGGAATAAAAGCTATTTGAGTAAACGGTGCCATTAAAGAATTTTCACCATCATCGTAAACAAACCTATAACTAAATCTTACATATCTACTTTCTAAATAATTAGGATCACCAGGCCATGTTGCATCATCGCTTTCGTTTGTCATTGTAGATATTAAAAAAGTTATTTTATCACCTATAGCCAAATTATCTGAAGAATTATTTGGGGCTGAAGAAAGCGTAACAGTCGTTATTATATTAGGTGCCACACCGCTTGTAACTTTGCTAGCAACAGTTATATAATCGGCTCCGTTTATTTTATCAGCGCCTGCTGAAGAAACGCTTATAACCGTCATATTATCTTTAATTTTGTCGTTTTCAGCTACAGAAAAAATAGTTGTTGGGCTAGTGCCATCTAAAGCTGTAACAACTGATGTTGTGGTTTCTAACAAACTAATTTCTTCGTATGGGTTATATTTAGCTACAGATATATCTGTTTCTTTTGTGTAATAACCACTGTTAGAAGCTGCGGTTGTAACGTTTATCTTTCTAGGCTGATTTCTGTTATCAGTAAAAAATAATAAATTTTCTATTAAATTTACACCAGTTATAGGAAAGTTTGGTGTAAAGTTTAAAAATGATCCTGAAACTAAAGTATTAAGAGTTGAACCATTCCAAGAAACTATACTGCAGTAAGCGTTGTCAGGTACATATACATTTACATCTTTGTTTTGTTGGTTTGTTAAAAAAACATATATTATAGAATTAGCTTTATCGCTGTAATAACCTATAACACTTGTTCCAACAGGAAAGTTTACCTCTAAGTTGTTACCTAAGACATTTTCTAAAGCACCAATATCATCTTCTTCTGATTTACCTACAGAAATATTATAAGCATCTCTATACTCACCGTTAGGAACTAATCGATCATCAAGATCTTTATTCATCTTGGATCTTAGAAAACTATTCTTAATTTCTGCCATGTATTATTATTTAATCCATTTAGATTTACCTCTCATTACTTGAATAACTTGATCAAGTTTAAGATTAGATAATCTAATTTTTGCATTTCTTAATTTAGCACTTTTTTCTTGTTTAAATCTTCTTACAATATATTCTTGAACACCTGACGAAACAGATAATATAGCATGTGTTATATAAGAATATAAAGCTTCCTCTGCTAACTTAGGTATTCTTGCATCAAGATCATAAGCATTACCATCTGATATATATTGTAATAATATTAATTTGTTAGCTAAGTTGCTAGTAAAATTAAATGTACCAGTTCTTTGATCTATTTTAAACCAACCATTCTTTTGACTTGTTTGTGGTTCTAAACCGTATCTTTGACCTAATGCACTACTATAAACACTTCTGTCTAAAACATTTGCGTTGTTTAAATCATTTTTAAAACCACCACTTATGTATCTAGGATCAGTTTTATTCCATGTAGGCATCTATTTGTGAAGTAACCTCTGTGTTACTGTCATTACTGTCTTGTATAGGGTTACCATCACCGTCTTGAGAAAATGTATAATAAGGGCTTTGATTTAAATTATTAGTAGGGTATATAGTATGTAAAACACCTAATTCATCAACCCATGATAATTTCACATAATTAACATAGTCTTGAGGTATTGTTAAACTCAAACTGTTAGGCACTGTAAGCTCTGATGACTTAACACTTTTTAATGTATCATAACTAAATTCTTGTAATCCTCTTCTAGCGTGAAAAATTACATCGGTTCTTTTTACACTAGATATAAGTTTACCAGGCCCAACGTAAGCAATTAAAAAGTTATTAATAACATCATCAAGTCTAGTATATTCATAATCACCGTGTACATCATCTAATGTATTTTCGTTTAGTTGTATTTTTACATAAGTATTAACAGCTAAAACCTGAGGTACTGTTATTATATTAGGACTAGACATAGTCCACGTGGTAATTCTTCTAATACTTAATTCAGTACCATTACAGGTATAGCACATCAATGATTAATGTTAAACATTAGAGGTATCTACTAAGCAGTTACAGTTCCATAATACAGCACCTGTAGATGATTTGTTATAACCATACAACTAAAACATCATGCATTAGCCGACTGTTATAGGTAAATTGTTACAACACCCGCGTTTACTAGTAACAGCAGTATTTGAAGCTGTGTGAGCTACAGCTGAAGCGGTGTTAATTCAGTCCAAATGTTAGCATCTGGACTTGTATATATTTTAAAGTTATTTAAATTATAACCATTAGTTGCAGGATCAGAATAATTACCAGTACCAACAACTAGATTAGTATCAAACGTACTTGTAAATGTTTGATACCAACTCCATGCTGAAGTTAATACTGCTGTGCATCCAGCGTAATATTGTCTGTTAGTTTCGGTTATTAAACCACCATTAGGTATAGGCATAATTTATTACTTTTTTGATTTATATTTTCTTGTTGTACTTGTTGAGCAGCAACTTGTATTATAGTAGGATCTTTAACTACTACTCCAGCGTACAATAATACTTTTAATATAATTTCTGTTTGCTCTGATTCATGAAGTTCAAAGTTAACTGAATTAGCGCTATCATAAACATAGGCATAGTTATTAGAAGAAGAGGATGTAAAATCCCATATAGGATTTAAAGGTTTTCTTATATAATCAACATTAATTCCACTTTGTATAGTTTTTGGATAAACTGTAAGTTTATTATTTTCGTATAAATAAACTGGATATTTAGTAGAAGGTCTAGTTAATTTAGATGCGTTTAAGTGATAAATTTCTGATCTATCAACTCTTTGTAGTTCAGTTGGTAACAACGCTCCAACTTCATATGTTACCGTACCTAATCTATAAAAATTATTTGTTTGTGAAACAACTGTAATATTATTTATAAATTCTATTGGATCACCTAGTGTTAAAGTTTGAGCAGTATCTGTTATAAACGCTTGATTTACACCTATTCCAAAACCAGTACCATTCTGTAATATATTTACAGTGTCAGAAGCGTTTCCGAACACTACCAGTAACTGTATTACCTCTAATATAACTACCAACAGCTATATCAGGTTGAGGAATTATTGTGGTTGTTGTTATTGTTTTGTTTGGAGGAACAACATTACCAACTACAGTATTAGAAACAATACCTCTTGGTGTGTTGTTATTCCATATTAATGTGTTACCACTTATAGTATAATCTGATGATGGTCTTATTAAACCATTAACATAAACAGTAGTTGTTCCGTCTGCTAAATCACTAGCTGAAATATTTGTTATTGTGTAAGTGGTTGCGCCAGAAGAAGTTATAGTCCAAGTATATGATGCACCATTAGAGGTTGGTAAATTAAACGTATTGTTAGCATAAGAAGCACTACCGTTTGTTTTAAATATAGATATTTTTTCATCAAGATTAAGCACTCTATCTGCATAATCTGTGTTAGTTTGTGGAATACGTAGCTGTTGGTTAAGGTCTTCAAAATATTTTTCAAATATCTCTAATTGAACCTGAGTACCTATTTTATTAAACTCAACAGGTGTCATATAACCTCTCTGTTCTTTATTTAGTATTAATAAAACGGTTTGATATACAGTATTTACGTTTATTGCCATTTTTATATTTTAATTAATAGTGATTAGGGCCACATAAGTGACCCTTCACTATATTATAGTTACATATTATTGTAACTTTTTCTTAATTGTTTTAAAAACTTGAACACCTTCATCAGTTTTAAACCATGCAGCTAATGCTGAGTATGGGTTTTCATCAAAAGGTATAGTCATTAGCTTTCTATCATTTGATGCCCAGTGAAAAGTTCTTTGGTCTTGAGCTAGTTTAAGTATGTTTTGTTCTACAGCTCTAATACCTATATTTCTTAAACCTACATTATCATCAGAAGCTATTTCTAAGAAAGCTTTTGGATTTTTCTTTGCCATAAGCAAAATATCTCTTTTTAATTCTTTAGAACTTAAAGAAGATACAGAAGATCCAACTTCTACTCGTAATACAGCTTCAGCGTGATCAATATCCATTTCTTTTGCCGCCATCATAGCATCTAGTTGAATATTAATATCATCTAATTCATCTTCAGCAACAACATCAGCTTCCCATTCAGCATATATAATGTTTTTCTTTGGATGATATAATGATAATAGTTTTTGTAAGTTTTGTTTTTGTTTTGAAACAGCTAACACACCATCTTCAAATATAATATGACCTAGTGTTACTTCTCCTTTTTGATCTTTTACAAGTGGAGAATTTTGATTAGTTGCATATCTTAATTCTTGTTGTTCCCCTACTTCTTCATTAAAATATAGTAAAGGATGTCTAAGACTATTTTTAGAATTTAAAGTATATGTTAAAGGTTCTTTACCGTGTAGTAGATAGTATCTTCTATCTTTTATCTCCCATTTAGGGGCTTTTATTTCTTTTGTTTTTGACATGATATAATATAATATAATTAATAAAATAAAGAGTATCTCCGCCCGAAGACGGAGATAAACTTTAAAGCAATCTTAGTTTTGGAATAATACGAAATTATTCGCAGCTTGAGTAACCAAACATCTTTCAGACAACCAGTTAACTTGCATAGCATCTAAGTTAGTAGTGTAAGCACCACCAGCAGATCCTGTGATCCAGTTTTTGTAACGTCTGTCTTCAGTTTGTGAAGCTCTATATCTAACGTGTAAGAATGGTCTTCTTATGTTAGTACCTAATTGTTGGTCATACACAGTTGATGTTCCAGCAGGTATTAATACACCTTCTATTCCACTTACTGCAACTCCACCTCTTGTAGAAGCATCGTTTAAGTATTTCCAGCTAGTTTTATAGAAGTCATAAGAACCTCTTCTAAAACCAGAGAAACCTAAATTAAGCGCCATGTCTTCAGAGTTTTCAAATAAACCGTAAGCTGTTCCGCCTACAGATCCACCTGAAATTTGTCCTAGCATGTCATCAAAATCTAAATCAAGACCTCTATTTAAGAAAAGCATGTTTTCTTCGATAGCTCCTTGAGTATCTAGATTTTTAAGTACTTGATCAAAATCAGAAAGACCAGTACCAGCTGAGAATCCAGACATGATATTACCTCTTGATTGAATAGCAGCAAAAAGACCTTCAGATCCGTAAGCGTTGATACCGCCTCCAAATCCTTGGATATTAGCTTGTTGAGCAGCAAAACTTTGTCCACCAGCACCAGTAGCTAATTCACCTTCAACCATTGCCATTTCTAAATAGTCATCAAATCTTAGTCTTGTTTCAGACTCAGACTTTAGATACCATAAGTATCCTGATGTACCATCTTCTGTAGCAACTTCTACCCAACCGATTTGAGCCATATCAGAACCATTAATTTGGAATGAATCTTTTATGATAATCGGGTTATTTGCATATTGAGTAAATGAAGGTTGAATAGACTTGTAAGATCCAGCCGCTAGGCCATTATCTACAGGTCCAACAGATCCTTTAGCAAAAATAGAACCATATACAAACATTTTAAGGTTTGTAGCTCCAACTCCTAAAGCATCCCAGTTAGCTGCAGTAAATGGATAAGCAATAACTCTTTGTCCAATACCACCTGGTAAACTTGTTCTTACCACACCTTTTAGTGTAACACCAGTAGTCGGGTTCATTACAACGATTGTATCATTTGGAAAAATAGCATTTGATACAGCTGGGTTACCACCTAAAGCAAATTCTAATTGTGCAACACCTGCACCACCAGTTTGGTTTACATTGTTGTAAGAAACGTGTAATCTGTTTTGTTCTGACCAAATCACTTGATCAGACGTCATTGGCATTTCAGCGCCAACCATTCTAAGGAAACCATTTAAAGTTCTGTTTCCATATCTTTCTACCTCAGCTTCGTAAACTTCAGGTAGGTACTGCTGAGCAAAGTCATTTGCACCACCAGTATTAAACGCTAAGTAGTTATTCTGTAGCGCTAGTTGTTGTTGAGAAGGTATAATACTTCCAAACACAGGAGTCATTTGTCCCATAATAATTAATTTTGTTTTTAGTTAAACTTTTTTGATTTTATCTTCAATTTAGAAGAATCAAGACCACTGATTGATTTAACTTTAAATCCTCCAACAAATACATCTCCTGTAGGTTTAGACCTTACATCATCTGTAATGTTTTTAGATTTTGCAATAAGATCTTTAGTAGCATCGGATTTACCCTGCTCATAAAAATGTTTTGCAATTGAATCAACATTGTCAGCGGCATACATAGCTTTGTGATAACCTTTAACATCTTTAACACTTCCGTCATTATTTAAGAACTTCTTAATTATATTAGAAACATTTGATTGTTTAGTTGCAACTTCATTAGGATTTTTAACTCCATATCTAAACTTTTTTTCTCCAACATTGATGTCAAAACCTTTGAAATCATTAGAAAAATATTGTTTAGTATCAGACTTAAAAGCCTCATGCTGTTGTTGAGCTGTGTTTTGCTCTTCATTATAGCGATTGAAAAAGTCCATAGCTTTTTGTTGGTCTTGTGTCGTACCAGGTCTCAACTTGATCTCCTCGTAATATTGACTTTTTAAACCATCTAAATGCTTTCGGGCTTTAGCAACCTCTTCTTTATAAGCGAGTTTTTTCTTACGAATATCTCGCTCCTCATCTACTTCTTCATCAAATGAAAAATTATCTTCAATCATAAAGTTAATTTCATTCGAATCTAAGTGTGATTTGGCTTGTTTATAATACTCTCTTAATAGAGTATCGTTATCTACATTAGAATAATCTGCATTTAATCTTACATAATCTTCTAATGTTCCACCTGTTTCTTTCATAAAGTCTACGACTTTTTCGATGTTTTCAGGTAGTTTAGCTACTTCTCTTGCCTCTTCAGGCGTAGGAGCAATAACTTTTTCTTCTATTTTTTCACCTAATTGTACTATTTCTTCTTCAACTTTTTCTTCATTAGGTTTTTCTTTTTCAACAACCTCTTGTATTATTGGTTGTTCTTCTTTAGTTTCAGAAACTTCTTTGGGCTCTGATACTGATTTGTCCACTTGAGGGCTATTTCCGGCTTGTTCTTCCACAGCCACCTTCTTTGTTTCTCCGACTTGAACGGCATCTTTTTCTTGTTTTTTAGTTTTTGATAAATCAACTTTAACAATATCGTTTTTTACTAGATTTTTAGGTTTCTTTTTAATTTTAAAAGCACCTTCTTCTTTTACTTTTTCTGACATAATATAATATAATAAAAATTAATAAATAGGTTTATTGAGGTGAAAACTGCTCTAAACCAAATCCGTCTAGATTATCATTACCAGCCGATTCAAAATCTGTAGGTAATAAATCATTTTGACGTTGTTCAATCATTTTTGATTGTTGTGTTGCTTGTATTTTAGTTCTTTTGTCTTTACGATCTTCTATGAACTGTTCTTTTTGTCTATCGGTATTTATTTTAGCTTGAGCTAATTGTAATTGATAGTTGAATTCTTCAGCCATTAATTGTTTTTTAATCATAGCTTCTTGTTCCATTCTTTGTATTTCAAATTGAGATTTAGCTTGCTCTATCTGTATTTCAGTATTAGCTAAAGCTTCTTGTTTTTGAACTTCATTCATAGCCGCCTGTTCAGAAGCTTGCATATTGGCTTGTGCTTGAGCTTGTATCTGCTGTTGTTGTGCAGCTTGATCTTGTTTTTGTTTTTGGATTCTTCTGTATTTTAATATTTGATTAGCTAATGTATATTTTTAACTTCTCTAATATCAATAGCATCTTCAAGGTATATTTGACCTGCTTGCAAAGCTACTTGTATATTTTGCTCTAGCATAGCTTTTTCTTCATCATCAGGCTCTAAGTTCTAAGTAAATACCAAAATCATATAAATGAAGATTTTTTAATTCTTCTAAATTTTGTGTATTAGTTAATGAAATACTTTGCATTAACGCTTGTTTAGTTAAATCAAATTCCAAAGCATCAGCTAATCGTAATGAAATGTTTTCACAAGCTCTTAATGTTAAATACAAACTCGCATCTACAATATGTTTAGTAGCTATATTTGAAGCATTGGCAGCCATTTTTTGCAATCCGACCAATGCGTCTTTGTCTGGTAAACTGCCGTCTCTTGCTTCATTAAGACCTGTTACGTCTCTAATCATTTGTAAATAATACTGGTAAGTATTTACAAGTGATGCTATTTTTCCGTTTGCACTAGATGATTGTAATTCTTGAATAGGTACTTTGCCTCTATTAGGATCACCATCTTGTGTTAAGCTTCTACCAACTATGCTACCAGTTTGGAAATACATGTTTAAAGCTTCTTGTGGATTATAATTTGTTCCGTTGCCTAAATCAACCTCTGCTAAACCATCTACATCTACAAATACACCATCTGGTACCATCCTTGCAATTACTTGTTGTAATTTTAATGACGTTAATTGTATCATATCAGCAAAACCAGTAATACGGCTTACAAGCGATTCTACGCGACCTTGGTACATATGAGGTGCACATATAGCATAATTCATATTAACTTTAGTTAAATCACTTTTAGGTCTTGTCATATTTTCAGCTAACTTCCACTCTAACATTTGTGGAACGCCCATAACTTTACAACCACTAAATAAAACTTCAATACTTCTTGAAACTCTATCAAAATTATCACTTTGTGGAGGATTAAAAGTATCTGATTTTACTAAAGCTTTTTCTAAACCTTGATCAGTCTTTTTTATTTTAAATACTTGATCAACGAAAGTTTTGTATTCAAAATATAATACTTGAACTAAATCATTATCGTAGTTTGGTTGAGCTATATAACCTTGACGACCAGGATATTTTACTAATCTTTGTAATTCGTCTTCTGTTAAATAAGGAAATTGTTTTTTTATTTCAGCTAATGTTAAAGATTTAATTTCACCAACGTAATATATATCTTCAAAATTAGGATCATTAGTATAAGAATAAACTAAATTAGCAGGATCTACATAATCTACAACAACTCCTTCAGATTTGTTAAAACTAGTTTTTACAGCACCAATACCAATTGTAACAATATCATCTACTAATCTTTTTTTAGTCAATTGATATTTATTAAATGCTAACGTATTATTTATAGCTTCTTCTTCAGCAATTTCTACAGACTGCTTGTAGTTTAATTGCATGTGTATTTCTAATTCTTCTTTTGATTGTGGTAATGTTTTTTTATCAGAATTATATAAATTCATTCCTGTAGTCTGTTCTATTTCATCAAGATATTCTTGACCCATCATATCTCTATATATACCGCCTACATAATCAGTTCTTTGTTTTAAAGAAAAAGGATCTTGAGCATAAGCCTTTAATTCATAATCTTTAGATGCAATACCATTTGTTACTATATCTACAAACTTAGGTATAATTGGAACTGGCTTCCAGTCTAAATTTAAATAAGACAAATCACCATTAACAGATAATTCGTCTTTATATTTTTGAACAGATTGTTCTCCTCTAGCATATAATCTTAGCCTGTTATAATTTTGATAACCTGTTTGCCATTTGTTACTATTAACTTTTCCGCCTCTAAACCACTCATATTCAATAGCTTGCCCAACTAGCAAACCATACTCTAAACTTTTCTTTTCTTCCTCAGATACCATCTGACTTGGAAATGCGCTGTTAACACTAGTATTAATCATCTAATTAATTATTTTTGATTCAAACCCTTTGTTATCATATTTAGCAAAATTTAAATTAAGTTTTGCTTTTGTAACATCAGCAACTGGTCTATATTTATTTTTATTGCAAGCCATGATAGCTAAGCCAGAGCTTATTGATGCATCATGTTTTGTTCTATTGTTTATATCAAATGCCGCCCAGTCTTCTAATGTTCTTTGAAAATACATTGTACCGTATTGTTCATTGTTAAATCCAACAAACATTTCAATGTAGGCTTCAATAGCTGCGGCATGAGCTTGTTTTACGTCTTCACTTGAATTAGGTATACCACCTATTTCTTTTTCAGTTATAGACATTTTATGTATTGTTTTATCAGGTCTATTCATAGAATAACCCCTGTAACCTCTACGTTTAAAATGGTATAATAATCTAGGTTTATTATTTTCTGCAAGTATTGGCATCCCATAAAATATGCAAGCCATAAGTACATCTTCAAAAAATATTTCTGCGGTCTGAGGTCTAGCTATATATTCTAAAAAGAATAAATTTGGTGGAGCGTCTTCCATGCTAAACTTAGTTAAACCATGTAAAGAACCTTTTGATCCTCTACCATCTACAGTACCTGATATATCATAACTGTCACAACCAAAAGCTCCCATATGTTCGTTGCCAGGATACTTTCTACCATTTTTTATAACAACTCTATTTTGTTGATTCATATTAGGTACCCATGAAACATAAAATCTACCTTGTTTACTTGGTACAAAGCGAACCTTAGTATCTTTAATCCCATCAATCCACTGAAAATTACCTTGAGTTACAACGTTAGAATTTTTTAAATCTTCATTATAATCTATTTGTTCGTAAATCTTAGTTAGATTAAATAAAGATTGTTTTGTTTCATCTCTGAAAGCGTGTTTTTCAGTACGTGGAAACTGTCTGTATAATTCATTAAGTGCATCAGGATCATCCTTAAGGCCATCTACTTCATTTTCCCAGTGCTCGATAACACCGATTTCAATTGGGAAACCGTCTGGACCTTTTTTTGGTTTTTCTGGCGTCTCGAAGACAGGTAACCCATAAGAATCAATGTATCCTTCGTAGTTCCATTCCATAGGTATGAACAAGCTATATAATCCCGAGCTAGTCTGCCCATTGCGGTTTCTTCTGGTAACGTCTGAGTCATCATATATTTTTTTATAGTTTCTACCACCTTTGTCAAGAGCATTGCTCGTTGATCCCATCATACACTTACCTATAATTCTAGAACCTAATCGTAAACAAGTTTTTGTAACCCTCCAGTTGTTTAATATGTTGTCAGGTTTTTCCCACTTACCAGATTCATCGTGTACAAGTAGTTTTAATTTTTCACCATCATAACTGTTATCCCCTGTATTTTTCCAGTCAATAGTTGTATCTAATCCTTCAAGCTCTTCTAACTGTTCGTTAGTATCTAATTTTTTTCTTGTAAACCTACTGGCTGGAACCCTGTATGCAAGCTCGGTTTTTGGCCTGTCCATACCGTCTTGTATTGGTTTAAAGAAAAAAGGGTAGTTAACTGATATGGGTACGATTTTATCGGTAAACATTTTTTTTGCATCAGATCCAGATTTTGATAACACACCGTATCTAGCATCACTAGAGATGGTTGCAAGGTTGACAGTTTCACCAGATGCCATGAATGAAAAACCAGACCGTCTGTTTTTGAGGTAGCACATTCCGTAACATCTTGTATCTGCCTTGCAAGCTTCCCAGAATATATAGAATAATCTGTTTGCTTCTCTAAAGTCTGCTTGCCCAACATCAATCTTGGACCACTGCAAGTACATATAATGAGTACCAGTAATATAAGTAGCTTTACCTTTATTAGTGAACCAATAACCTTCGTGGCGCCTGGCAAATTCTCTATCAATATACGCATACCATTTATCTTTAAAATCATCTGGATATTGTTTCCAGTCAAATATTGTTTTAATCTTTTTTAATGTCTTAGGGTACTCATGTGGCTTCCACCTATCATGTTCTTTATCAACATCTTTTTCTTTTGGTAACGCTATTTTTAAGTTTTGTATTTCGTATATATCACCTATTTGACCAGTTTTAGATATAACAATAACATCGTGTTCTTTGTTATAACCATACTCCCACTTTTTAGATTTGTTTAATCTTTTTATTACATGTGGTTTTATGTGATCAATTATTTGGTATAATGTTTGTTTATACATTATTTAGATCGTCTTTCTGCAAAACCTCCAAAAGCTTCTTTCTTCTTTTCTTCTTTTGGTTTATCGTTTAACATATCTTCTTCTTCTTTAATACGATTAAGTATTTCAAAAGCATCAAATATAGCTAGCTTTTTTGTAGCTGCAGCATTTTTTAATCTATCAGCTGATATATCATCATCAGAATCAACAATAGCTTCTTTAGCAACTTTTATTAATTCCTCAACTGCTTTGTGCCCAGCTAGGATTATATTCTGTTTCGTTTCCTTGACGTTCATACTTAATTACAATATCATTAGATTTCATACAATATAAACGCTTACCATCTACTAAAAAATCAAACTCTCCATATGGTTTGTAACCTACAAGATCTCCCTCGTTAATTCCTAGCGCTTCTAATGCACTATTACCATATTTTAATATACCAATAAGGCTTTGCTCTAAACTAGCGTTTACATTATCATTATTTTTTATAGGATTTATAAAACATCTATCTTTAAACGACATCCATCTGTCTTTTGTTTTATATAAATAAATTTGATCTGGTTGAACAAAATATAAATTATCCTTAAAATAAGATTTACTATTTTTTTCTTTACCTTTAATATTATAAAACCTTCTAAAAACATTATGATGAATCATTACTTTATCACCTTTTTTAATAACTGTTTTATAAGCTAAAGGAACTTGAATAACTTTTGCTATATTGTTTACTGACTTAAAGCTTTCAAGTTTTGTATTAATTATAAGGCTTTTGTCACCTACTTTAATTTCATTATTATATCGCTGGCCTAATGGCTCAACGATAAAATCAAAAACGCTTTTCATTAATACTCTAAATCATACTCAACGGAGATTGCCATGTTAGAATTAAACTTCTTCCACGGCAATACTTCGTCTTGTTTTTTAATGTAAATGTTATAAGAATTATCTTTTGCATCAAAGAGTATATGAGATATAGTGTGACCTCCATATACTGACTGGGCTAAAGAATAATGCATTGCATCGGTTTTATAATCAGAACCAATGCTAATTTTTCTAATAACAGATGACATTACTCTTTTTTGTCTTCTTCTTTTTCGATAGGTTCAAAAGATCCGTCTTCAAGATTAATGTTAATCGATCCGTATTCTTTTTCTAACTCTTTTTTGAAATCTTCAGTTTGTTTGTTGACTTCACCAAATTTTCCTAATACTTGGGCTTTTTGGGCTTCTAAAAATCCAACTTCATTTAATAACTTGTTTAAGTCTTTTTGAAAGCCTTGAATTTTTTTCAGTTGGTCTTCGGTAATCATTTGTTTTGCTTCACTCATTTTATTAAATTTAATTATTTGCCTATTGATTTAAATTTCTCTGCACCTCTTGAACCGAAATAGGCAACATAAACGGTTATTAGAAGTGATTTTAAAAGATCAATCCACCCAGTATCAATACTGAATGCTATATCAAAACCATCTAACAAAATAAAAATAACAAGAGATGTTGTTAAAAATATCAATGTCATTGGTCGTGTGTTTTTAGATAACCAACTATCTGATTTCATATCGCTTTCCCAACGTTTTGAAATTTCTTGTAGTTCAGTCATATCTTGCTCTAATAATTTAAGAGCTATTTCTTTGTCTTGTGGTGGTAAGTCTTCATCCTTGTCTATAAGGTTTTTAACCATACCTAGTGCACCTTGATCAGGTAATATATCTCCTATTACATTTATAATACCTGATTTACCTAGTAGAAATTTTCCTACCTTAGTATCTTTAAATTTTTTTTTAGGTTTAGACATAATTAACCTGCTTTATATGCGGGTGCTTCCCACGGTAATTTTTTGTTTGACTCATCAAACTCTTTTCTTAGATATTTTTTACCTTTAAAATAAACAGCTTGATTATCATAATAAAGTTCACCTCGTTTCATTTGATCAATATGAACTTGCTCATGGTTTATAGTATCGTTAATATCTTTAGGATTCTTCATATCCTTGTTTAAAAGAATATTTCCTTTTTTATCAGCTCTACCCATAACGTTATCTTCCATTGGCATGTGCGTAATAGAAGTATTGTTAATAGTATAAAACGGTTTAATTTTGAAAGCCATACTTAATAATGAAAGCCGCAGGGTATAAACCCTGCAGCATATCATAAATTAATTATTAAGAGAATACAATGTCAGAAACTGTAATTCCTGAGGGTAAAGCTACTTTAGCTTTTACACCACCTGGGTTAGCAGTTAATGCATAATTAATCGCGTCTCTTACAGACGGAGTAGTTCCTGTTGAACTATGAGTAATTGTACACTCATCTAATACACCGCCATTCATTTTAATAACTGTACTTGTTCCTGAAGCTGCGTCAACACCTACGATGCTGTGAACTCCTACTAGAATGTCACCTCCATCAAGACCTGATCCTGATGAATAAATTGAGATAAATTTTGCCATAATTTTGATTTTTGTTTGTTGTTAATGTTTATTGATTGTTGTTAATTATTTTCCACATTTGTATTTACCCATACCAGCTAAAACATCATCTTGTTGCTTTGATATTTTTTGCTTGTCTTTTTTCATTTTACCAGGTCCTTCAGCTTTGTATTTGCTCATACCACCTTTATCATGTAAAGCATTTTTTAAATAATTAAATCTAGCTCCTTTTGTTAGATCTTTATTATACGCTTGTTTCATGTCGTAAGATTCTCCTGACATTTTTTTAGGCCCTTCTAATACACCTCTTCCTATTAAAACATCTTTCTTTGTAATTTTACCATCACCTGAAAGATCTTTTAATTCTTTGTGTGGCCCTTTATACTTAGCCATACTTTTGTCATAAAACTTGTGTGGTTGTCCATATTTTCCAGTTCCATGACCTCCTGAAATAATTGATTTACCTGGTCCTGGCATTCCGCCACCTACAGTGTGTCCTTTTTTTCCCATAATTTTGTTTTTTTGAATGTTGATTGTTGATTGTTGTTAACTTAAAGCTACAATATCTGTAACACCTCCTTGGGTGTCAGTACTATAAACTTGAACCACACTAACTGGTAGTATAGATCCTTTTATTGGATTAACAAATGTTATTACTTCATTGTTAATCGTATGAACTTTAATAGCTGCTTCATCAGCGTATGTATATGTTAAAGTAGCGTCAGCTGCTATTGTTACAGATCCACCTGATAAAACATAGTTACTAGCATTAGTAACAGAAGCAATTTCAGTACCAGCATCTGGTAAACCAGTTCCTTTTACTATCATACCTGCTTTTATAAGTGGATTAGGTGATTTTAAACCTACATTTACACCTGAAACAGCACTATTATCTGTTGTTGTTGTTACTGGTAAACTACTAGGTGAGCTACCAATGTATAAGTTATATTGCTTCCAAGCCCCTATCGGAGTATCTGCTTTTGTTCTACCGTCTATCAATAATGTATCACTTGGTGCTACAGGTATTCCAGACTTGTAAGAGTCAGTGTAATAATTTCTAATCATTTTTTTTATTTTTTTTTATTTTAACATTTCCACCTTCTTCTAGCAGCTTTACCTCTTTCACCGGTCCAACCTTTTGATCTAGCGCAGAATGATTTTCTTCTTTTAGCAGCTTTACTACCAGGTTTTACTTTACCCGTTACAGCAGTTTTTAATTTACTACCAGGATTTTTCTTCCTATATTCTTTAACACCTTTAGCAGTCATACCAGCACCTTCTTTAGTTGTTCTAAAGTTTCTGCCTTTACCCTTAGTTGTTTTTCTAAGTCTTTTCTCAAGAGGAGAAAAAGGATTATTTTGTTGACTGTACATTATATTACTTTGTATTTTGTTTTACCATTATCTTTGTAAGCTTGTAAACACCGTCTTCTATTAACATCCTCTGAAACATAACTTACATGTACCCAGTCTGGATTATTTTCTGTTCCAAACTCCCAAATCATTTGATCGTAATCTAAATTATTTTTAATATACTCATACATCTCTGCATTAGTTTTATGACCGTACTTGTCGTCTAGGTCAAGCGCACAACCTATACAATGTTGAGAGGTTGTACTTCCGCCAATAGCAGAATTTAATTTGGGTGAGCGATAGAAACTATTAATAGCGATTGGACCATCTACAAATTTACGTAAAGGTTCAAACACTTTTTCAGCAATAGTTTTCATGTTAATTAAATCTAAATCACGAGGTGTATTGTCAATATTTAACCTAGTGGCTGTGTTAGATTTAATTCCTTCTTTAAGCGAGATGTGTTCACTTATTCTATCACTCATTTTAGTGAGTTTTTACTTTGCTAAAGAGCTAATTGGTCCTGCTTTGTAATCACAAGGTGCTTTTAATACTTGCATACAGTTTTTACCATATCTTGAATTACCTGGTAACGTTGCTCTACCTTCTTCTGATAAAGGTCCACCCCATACCGCGTTAGCACCTGTTTGACTTGGATTTTTTGCCATAATATTTTTTTTATAAAGTTTGAATATTTTCTTCTGGAACTTTTATAGGATCACCCAGTGGTTCTATTTCACCTGCTGTTTGTATTTCAGGATTAGAAATCATCGGTTTTCCACTTCTATCTATGTTTTTAGTATTAAACTTAGAACTCATAGACATTTGATCCTTAGGTGAAATAAAATTATTTTTTATTTCAAAAGGTTGAAACATATCATTAGCTTTATCCATACTCATTGGATCAAGTATAGACTCTTTGATCTGTTTGTTTATATCTTCCATTATTTTTTAGACTTTAAAAGCTTAATTTTATCTTCTAGCTTTTTAATTTTTTTGTCTATTGAAGATAGTTCTTTTACCTCTACTTTTTTTTCTTTTTTTCCCATGATTATCTGTTTTTATCTTTATTAACGTGGTTTATAGACGTAATCATAACTTTGTCTATATAAGTTTTACCTTTCATTATTTTATTTCTAGCGGTAGAAGTTGGTATATCTTCTTTACCAAGCATGATACGGTACATGCGACTTATTAGTTGCTTACACTTAAAGGAAACTTTATAAATATTATACTTTTGTGTTGTGCGGTTGTGTTTTCTCCAAACCGTTATCCAACCTTCTTTAAGTAATCTGTTCCAGCGTCTGTTATCCCAACTATAAGAATATGTACCGATTTTAAAATCTTCTCTAGTGAAAAGATCCATGCAATCGAAATAAATTAGTAATTCTAAATCAGCATCGTTTAAATCATTATTCTTACAAGCCCATTTTCTTATGATCCTGTAATGTTTTAAAAGATTTTGATTTCTAATATCACTTGGTTCTAATCTCATAACACAACAACTACGTGTGCTATGTTAACAACTTGATATATTTCTTTTTTAATTTCTATTTGATGAGTATTATTTTTATCAAAATAAATAACATCATTTTTATTAACTCCTGACACATTACTACCAACTGATAATACAGTACCCTCAGCATATCTTATATCTTCTCGTTGTTTTTCTGCTAAAAACAAACCGCCTTTGGTTTCAGAGACACCTTGTTTTGTCATGTTTACTATTAAATTATTACCTATTGCTTTCATTAATTCTAAGATTATTAATTACACAATCGGTTGATAAAATAGTTCTAGCCACAGAGCTAGCATTTTTTAATGCACTTTTTGTGACGAGTAAAGGATCAATAATCCCTGACTCAATCATATTTACCATATTTCCTGTAACAACGTTTAGACCTTTACCTTCTTGATTAAAAAACTTTTCATTTTTAATACCAGCGTTAGCAAGTATTGTATTGAAAGGGGCTTTAACAGCTCTTAAAAGTATTTTTTCTAAAGAGTTTGAAGTTTCTATTTTGTCTGATGCGTTTAATAAAGCAATACCACCACCAGGTACAATACCCTCTTTAATAGCAGCTTTAGTAGCACAGATAGCATCTTCAACTCTATCACGTTTTTCTTTTAATTCAACCTCGGAATTAGCACCAACTTTTACAACAGCAACTTTACCTGATAACCTAGCTAATCTTTTTTCGTTATTAACTACAATACCTGGGTGTTTAGCTGTTTTAAGTTTAGCTTTTATATCTTCAATTAAATCTTTTACCTCTTCACTCACCTCATGAACTTGTAATATGGTTTCATGCTCACTAGTTATTGTTTTCTTACATTCACCAAGTTGTTCAGGTTGTATTAAATCAATATCATCTCCAAGATCTTCATTGATAACTGTAGCACCTGTAAGTAACGCTAAATCTTCTAGTGTTTCTTTTTTATTTACACCATAAATAGGGTGCATCGATAACATTTACTTTAATATTACCTTTTATTTTGTTCATTGCTAAAGCTGACATAACTTGTTGATCAACATCAGCAATAATAAGCAATGCTCTTTTATTTTTTATAGCATACTCTAAAACACTTTGTATTTTTCTTACATTTTCAACCTCTGACTCTACGATTAAAACTAAAGGTTTATCTAGTTCAGCTGTTTTAGTATCTTGATTAGTTACAAAATGTATATTTTTTAATCCTCTATCATATTGTACACCATCAATAGTTTCAAAATTAGTTTCTGGTAAATCAGAAACCTCTAGCATCACTACACCTGTTTGATCAACTGATCTAAAAGCATCTGCAATAATTTTACCAAGTATAGGATCATTATTTGTAGATATTGTAGCAACTTGATCTATCATATCACCATCTACTGGTGTTACTATAGAATCTAAGTAATCAACTACTTTGTTTGTAGCCGTAAGTATACTTTCTTTTACTTCTCTTGAGTTTTCTTTTGTTATTACTTTGTATGCTTCACTTAGTATAGCATGAGCCAATACGGTTGCTGTAGTGGTTCCATCACCTGCTTCACTAACAGTTTTCTTTGCGGCTTGTTTAAGTAATGTTGCTCCCATGTTTTCAACAGGATCAAGAAGTGTAATAGCTTCAGCTACAGTTACACCATCTTTTGTAATAATAGGTTGACCAGTACTATCTTCCAACATAACACATTTGCCACTAGCTCCTAGTGTGGAGCTAACGGCTTGTGTAAGTTTTGTAATACCAGCAAACACATTGTTTTTAGCATCCGAACCAAAGTTCAGATTTTTTACAATTGCATTTGACATAATTTAATTTAATTTGATTTGATTGATTGATATTATTTAAACGTCTTAACTACTTTAGGTCCTTTTAAGAAATCTACTTTTTTACCGTAGTGATCAACACTACCATCAATAGCAGTTTCAGCGGCTTCCATAGTTTCACGCCTCGTTACGTCTATCCATTTTTCGCAACACGGATCTTCTTTAGGATCACACGTGCAATTTGGGTCTTTGTACTCGGTTTGAAAATAACCATTAGGTAACTGAACAATTCTCCAGTTTTTCTTTTCAGCTAAATGCTTCCAATATTTAATAGTTTCTTCGGTAACTTGTGGTTGTTGTGGTTGGCCCATACTTGAGCTCAACGAATAAAAATAAGTCATTGTTTTTAGGTTTTAAGGGTTAAACATTATTTTATAGGTTTATGTCACTACCACAGTGACATAGGTTTAGTTATACTATCACTTGTTTTTTTACAAACTTACACTATTCTTCCACAGGTGGTACCGGTGGTGCAGGTGGGTTTTGCCATGTAAAGTATAAATCTTCGTTAACAGGTGTAATTTCTTTTTGAATAGTAGCTTCAATACTGGATTGCATAGATGATACATCTAATGCTCCTTCAAGCCATCCAATGACTACGTTTTCAAAAGCTTCAGTATCTGCATAAGGAACAAAAGGATCTCCTTTTACATAAGTAAAACTTTGAGCACCTATTTGACTTGCTGAGTAAATTTTTCCACTAACATCTTCTGATCCAGAATACGTCCAGTGTACTGTAAAAATCACATTGTCCTCGCCTTCAGCTTGGATATGTGCATTCATTTGGTTAATTGTCCATTTGTAAGTTATTGCCATTTTATTTGTTTTTTAATATTTCTATTTCTGCTTTTAGTTCTTGTATTGATTGAACTAAATGAGGTACTATTTTAGAATAATCAACACTTTGTGGTAATATATTATTATCTTCGTCTGTAGCGTCTTTTTCTCCTGAAACAGCTTGAGGTATTAATTCATCTAATTCATGAGCTAAAATACCTTGATCTCTAAAACCACTTGAATCATTTTTCCATTTATAATTGTAAACTTTTATTTTAGAAATAGTATCTAATGCTTTAAACTCTTTTAAATCTTCTTTTAGCCTATAATCAGAAGATGTATTGTATGCAACATTGTTATTATTGTTATTAACTCTAATACTACCTATTTCATTTCCATTATAATTAAAAAATTTTAAAAAATAGTCAGCTTGAAAAGTGTTAGATCGATTAGATTTCATTTCAATAAAACCTCTACTATTACCCTGACTATCTTCAGCGTTGATAGCTATAGCTGGGTACCAATTATTACTATCTGGACGAAACTGCATTGTAGCATCATCACCTGAATTTATACCTACAGGAATATTATTATGGCCAACTTTTATTATTGGATCTTGTCCATTGTTTCTTTCAAACATTCTAAGATAATAATCACTGCTATGTTGAAAATACACTTCCATATTGCCAAAAGGATAGTCATGCTCTACTCTAATTTCAAAATCACTCTGACTACCTGTTGTAGGAAGAAAAGCTAAAGTTGAATTACCTGTACTAGAAGAGTATATACCAATACCGTTATTACCACTACCACTACCAACTATTAAATTATCATAATCACTACTAAAACTAGTTGAACTAGTGCCAATTCCAAGATTTCCTTGAAAATATGAATGGCCATTGTCTTGAATTACTAGTCTTTCAGCGGAAGTAGCTCCACTCATTAATCTAACACCCGCGTTGGTTGTTGTTCTAGAAGCTATAGTCACCCAACTAGAATCTGAAACCAAAGTAATACCTTCTGCTTTATAAATTTGTCCAGCATTACTAGTACCTCTGATTAATAAATAACCAGCATGTCCACCTGCCGCAGTTTGAAAATAAAAACCTGCATAACCTGAACCTGGGGGTTTAAAACCTAAAATGTAATCTGTTCTTATTCCAGCACCCACATTTGGCCAAGTTACAGTTCCGCCTCCAGCTGCTTGCCAAGTTGGGGCAGCATTACCATTTGAAGTCAATACTTGACCTGAAGTTCCATAAGCAGTCCCCGTAGATCCAAATGATATTCCTCCTGCACTTGTAATACGCATTCTTTCTGCAAGCGTACCTCCATTATTAGTTGAAAAAGTTAAAGCTGCATCTCTTGCTGACACATCAGTCCATATACTTTTAATTGATGTTCCATAAACAGATGTTGTTCCTGTATAATAACCACCCATATTAATTAGAGCAAAAGTGTCATTATCAGCAGGGCTTGTTGTAAAATGTAATAAATCTATTTGAGCGCCACCTGCGCCTGTATTTGTTGATTCAACCCTGATAGCATCTCCAGTACCCTTTATGCTTAATAAAGCTAAAGGCGAATCAGTTCCTATTCCTAAGTTTCCATTTTGTTTTAGCCTCATTTTAACGCTACCAGCTTGCCTCCAATCTTGTATATAAACACCACCTGTACTGTTTACATCTACAACTAAACCGTTACCGTTTGTTGAATTGGTATTTCTCATAAAACCAATAGCAAAACCATCTGCAGTTGTTTCTTGTACAACAAGAGGAATACCAGTATTTATCGATGTTCCAATAACAACACTTTCTGCAAAGGTTGAGTTTCCTGAACTGTTAGTTCATCATTTATATAAGCATTTCCATTACAATATAAATCAAAATTAAAATTAGAAGCAGTTCCAAAACTTCCACGTCTTGCAAAAACATTTCCTGTAAAAGCTGCTCCTGTTCCATTTAAAGTTAAAACATTAGAATTATTTATTCCAAATAAATGACTTGAACCTGTTGGAACATTATAAAACCAAGTTCCTGTTGTTCCATCTCCACCTATCCATCTATCTGTTGCACCACCTGTATTTCCTGTAGTACCTTCAACACTTAAATATCCATTTAATAATACATTTTTTGCAAAAGTTGCGTTACCAAGATTAGATATAGAAAATCTATCTGAACCAGCCGTTAAATCTCTAACAGTAAAAACGCCTGTATTGTCAGATATTAATCCATATTTTTTACCACTTCCATTTGTATTTTCTATTGTTAATCTAGTTCCGTTTGGGATATCAGAACTATTAACATGTAATAAATATTCCGGATCCGTCGTTCCTACACCCACATATCCTGTTGTTTGCTCTACAACGAATTTACCGTTTATATTTGATAAGTTTGCCATTTATTTGTTTTTCAATAATTCAATTTCAGCTTTTAATTCTTTTATAGCTTCAATTAAATAACCCGTTAAGTTTCCATATGCTACACCTAGTGTGCCATCTTTTGATTTATCAATAAGCTCAGGTGCTACTTGTTGTATTTCTTGTGCTATAACTCCAGAGCTTGCTTTATTTGTATCTATTCTATCAAAACTAACACCTCTCATTTCATATACTTTAGAACCATCTAAAGTTTTAATATTTTTCTTTAATTTTTTATCTGAATAAGCCACAACATTTCCAACAGCTGTTACTGTTCCTGTAGTTGCTATTGTAAATAAAACAGTTGTGTTATTTTTATAAAAAGTATGGCTAAAATCACCGATATTTTGGTATCTCATGTTGTTGCTTTCCCAGTATGTACCATTTACATTAGTACCATTAGCTTGAAACATAACACCACCTGATAAAGCATTGTGAGTAGATCCAAATGTCATTGCACTGCAAGAGCCAGATATAGTACCAAGCGAAGTCGTTCCGAGTCCTACGTTTCCGTTTTTTAAATCAAAAACAACTCTATCATTATCTGTATTCCATCTGTTGGAAAAATACATTTTAGAACCACCTAATTCACCAACAACTCTAATACTACCTCCTTCTGTATTATTGTTATCGTAAAAATTTATTCTACCAGTACCATTACTTGAGGTTGCTATTGTAATTGTTTCTGTAGAATCAGTGTAATCTCCTATTGACAATTGAGTTTCAGGCGAAGTCGTCCCGATTCCTACATTTCCACCATTTTCTACTATAAATCTATAAGAAGAGGTATCATCATTATACAACTGAAATCCACTTCCTGTACTACCTATTTGCCAACTACTTCCGGTGCTTTTATTTTGAATCCAGTTTGTAACGTTACCACTTTCAACTTTTAAACCAATACCTCCAGTAGGAACAGCTGAATATACGTGTAATTTATGAGTGGGCGAAGTCACCCCGATCCCGACGTTACCCGTGGCTCCACCAGCTGGTAAAAAATGATATTCAGAACCATAATGCGTTTCTTTTACATATGTACTAGTTGTTCTATTATAATTTTGCCATAAATTACAACCAGAAATATAACCTGGCCCAAATTCAATTCCTTCAGCATTATTATTAGAAATTACTAATTTATAATCTGGAGCAGTTCGACCGATTCCGACTTTGCCTGAAGTATCTATTGTAAAAGGTTGAGTATATGTTATAGCATTACCCGCTGTTCCGCTTACCGCTTGTCTAAAAGTTAATTCCTGTGATGAACCACCTACTTGTAAAACCGCTGCTGGAGCTGTTGTTTTATATTTCCATCCACTATCGTAATAAGCATTTGAATTTACATAAGTTGCACCAGCATAACCCCATATTCCACCATTACCTTTTAAATCCAATGAAGCAGACGTCCCTAATGTATGTGCAAAAGGCGTTATTCCGATTCCTACGTTTCCTGAACTGTTTATTAACATTCTAGCAGCACCAGCTGTATTGTCATAAATAACAAATTGATGTGAATTGGCAATTACTCCATTGCCAAATGTCCAACCTGTAGTTCCTGCTGCGTTGGTTATTCCAAAATGTTTACTATCAGTTGAAGTTGCGTTTAACAAATTTAAATTTCCATTGCTGTTTATACGCACTCTTTCTGTATTATTAGTCCAAAATGCTAAAGGGTATGCACCATATTGCCTAACATCTGCTTGTCCAGTATCTTCAACTGAAATATATAAATCAGCATTTGTTAAAGTTGCTGTTGAATTATTAATTTGTAATGTTGCATCAGTTTTAGATATTCTAACATCTCCTGTAAAAGTTGTGTTTCCAGAATTGTCTATTTTCATTAATTCAGAAGCAACTGTTTGAGCATCATTCCATTTTCTTAACTGAAAATAATCATTTGTTCCGCCCACTGCAATTGCTCTTAATTCATAAATAGATTTATCTGTTGTACCGCCTACTCTATTAAATCTAATTGTAGGGTCTGAAGAATTTATATTAATTGAACCACTTGATGTAGTGGCTTGAAAGTTAGACGTTACATTTCCTGCAAAGGTTGCATCTCCGTCACTGTCTATGGTTAAAGCAGTTGTTCCGCTAGTTTCAAAAAACATAGAACCTGCTTCTTTATTCTGTATATATAAATTTGGATTATCAAAAGCCACATAACCACCATCACCACTTGTTGTTCCTGAAGCTGTATCTGTTAAATGAACCCCTGCTGCTACTCCATGTATATGTACAATTTTTCCTGCAACTAAAGTTGGTGTGTCTATACCGATTCCGACGTTTCCGTCATCATCTATTGTTAATCTATTTGTTGAAGCAGTAACAAAATTTAAAGTGTCAGCTGCTGATCTATGAATAGCAACACCCATTGATGGTGTAGTAGTATTTGCGGCAAATTGCAAAATACCTCCAGCATCAAGCTTCATTAAACCATTAAACGTTGCGTTAGCTCCTGTTAATAACCCACCAACGGTTAAACTACTTTGAAAAGTTGTAGGGCCAGAAACTACACCACCAGCTAAAGGTAACCAAGGTCCTGTACCAACAGTATTTGGATCAACCCAAGTTGGTGCTGAATTACCATTTGATTTTAATATCTGGCCTGTGGTACCAGTTTGATCACTAAATCTTATAGCACCGGTATCTTCAACCGCAAATTTACCATTAATATTAGATAATTTTGCCATTTATTTTATTTAACCTACTATTTCTAAACTTTTTATATAAGCTTCTTTTATTTCATCTGTCCAGTATATATCAGCTAAAGCTTTTACATTGTGTTCAATAGCTTTTGCATCATCACCGCAATCAACAACTATTCTATAATAAGAACTTGATATAACTTTACCATCTTCAATTATTTGATCTGAATATCTTACTTGAATACTTTTGTATTCACCTACTATTTCTATTTGATCTTGTATTCTTTTTTTTGATAAACTCATCGTGTTTTTATTTATTTTAATTATTTTAGTTTACAAAGTACATTGTGTAACCTGTAACCCTGCCTAAAACTCCAGTTTTCCAACTTGCTCCAGCGCCACCGCTAAATCCTGTAGTTCCACTATCATCTAATTGACAATATATATAAGTGGTGTTTTGGTTTGGAAACCCTTTTATTTGTTGGTTTGCTCCACCCGCATTAAAAAGACTTGATGATCTCCATTGTGCAACACTATAACCTGCCATTCCACCACCACCTGCTACGCTAGAACCAACTGTAAAAGGTAAACCATTCACACTAGCGAACCCAGACATAGTACCTGAAACAGTAGCATTCAAATCAAACATTGCCATTACCATTCTACCTATTTTTGTATAAGTTCCTAATTTATAAGAGTATGAAACTGATATTGTTGAAGCTGACATAGCAATCTGTGGATCCCAAGTTCCTTCTTCGTAGTCGTCTAAGTTATTAGCTGAAGCATTTGCACCAAACCTAATTCCTTGAGCGGCGTAAGTATGCCCACTTGTTGCATTTAATCTAATTTCCCCGTCTCCTCTAACTGCAAAAAATTCAGCAGTTCCATCTTTATTTTCTACATACAAAGCGTGATTACCACTCCCTGTTCCTGCACTTAGATAAATACCATTATCTACCGTTGCGTCAGATTTTACCCTTAATCTATATGCAGCACTATTTGCACCCATTCCGATACTACCATTACTGTCTATACGCATTTTTTCTGAAAAAGTATTGCTGTTAACACTACCAAAAAGTAAATGACCAGTCCCATCAATTCCATTATTTGAACCTTGTATTGCGCACCCTGCCCTACTTGACCCCGTGCCACTATTAGTGGAAAATAATATTCCTGACCTTGAATCAGCTACAGTTGTTGTATTTTGTAATTCAAGCATAAAATTATCTACACTTGCATTTGCAGCATTTACAATATGTAATTTTTCTTCAGGCGAATTCGTTCCAATTCCTACGTTTTTTGTAGCAGGGTCTAAAGCCATTATATAATTATTTTCTATTAAATAATTACTTGACCCAAGCAGTACTTTATTACTGCTATTTAACATCATTAAACCGTAGTACCCACTATTATCCGCAGCAGGTGCTAATACCCTTATATTATTTGGTATTAGTATTTCATTACCACTAAAACTACCACTTGTATTTCCAGAAGGATCATACCCTAAACTTATTGCTTTAGTAGAAGCACTTTCTCCAACTTGAATTACTTTATAACCTGAAGAATATCCAAAATAAGTTTCTTTTATTGCTAATCTATTTGCTGTTCTAATTTCGCCTGCAAAAGTTGAGTTTCCATCTCCTTTTATTGCAAGTGCAGAAAGATTAGTTCCTGTTCTAAAATCTGCTATCGTATAAGAATTTGTTGTTCCTCCAGTTTGTACCCATAATCCTGCAGTTGTTGCAGTTTGCTGAACTTCTAATTTGCCATTTGTAGGCGAACTCGTTCCAATCCCGACGTTTCCTCCAATTGGGTTTAAATATAAACTTGCAGCTGTGGGTACACCATTGTCGTAACCAGATTGAATCCAATTACCATAATTTAAAGCTGAACCACCAAGGCCAAACTGTAAAGACATGTTTTCAGTTATACCATTAATAACAAAAGAAGAAGTAGTAGTTTCTCTATCATTAGTCACGCTACCAGCAATCAAACCTTTAAGTTCTAATTTTGTAACAGGCGAATCAGTTCCGATCCCGACGTTGCCGTCGCCTAAAATAGTCATTACATTTGTACTTCCTGTTCTTGCTTGAAATATATAATCACTTGAATCTGTTGAATTTATTTTTGCTAAAATTCCATAACCAATTGAATTAGTGTTTTCAAATCTTCCTGCCCAATTATTTGATAAATTACCTGTAACTTCAAGTTTTGCAAAAGGATTAGTCGTCCCGATCCCGACTTTTCCAGAAGTATCAACAATAAAATAATCATTTGTACCTAATGCCGAATGTTCAGATAATTTAAACTTATCACTATCTGAATCGTCAACACCTAAAGACCAATGTTGTGCATTATTAGCTAAAAAATTAATATAAGGGTCAGCTCCACCTTCACCTTCTATTTGTAATGTTGCATTGCCAGCACCAGTACCAAATAAAGTTAATAAATTATTAGTAGTAGTTATACCTATAGAAACTCTAGTTGCGGTTGCAACATCAGCTACGATGAACTTATTATTTATATTAGATAAATTAGCCATATTTTATTTTATGAAACAGTAAGTGTATTAACAGAATCAAAACCAACCATCACAGTATAACTTATAGTCTGATTAGTACCACTAGGTGTTACTTTACATATAACACCTGTTGTAGAGTCTCCTACAAAGCTTACAGCAAAATCATTACCACTTACTGGTCCTGTATCTATTAATTTGTTAAAAGGAGGACTAACTACACCGTATGATCTAGCTACCGTAAATCTTTTACATATTGATTCAGTGGTGTTATCTCCTGATGTTAACCAAACGTCAAACATCAATGTACCTGTATTGGCTCTAGTTAAAGTAAATAAATTTCCTTGAACACCATCTGTAAGAGCAGAACTTCCGGTAAACGTACCACCTTTTGTAGTTCCACCACCACCGTGGATTATACTACCATCAACAGTTAAGTTACCATCAACAGTTAAATTACCTGCAAAAGTTGAAGATGATGCTCCAACTGTTAATTGGGCAACTCCACCTGCAGGTTGCACTACAAAATTATTTCCTGCTGCTCCTATTTCAACATTTCCACCACTATCAGCTAATTGTATAACACCTGTTCCATCTGTACTAGTAAAACTTGCAACAACATTAGTAGTTCCTGAATTAAAAACACCTGCAGTTCCTGAGTTAGTTGCAGTAACAGATCCTGTTACACTAATACCTGTACTTGTAGTGATAAATTTAACACCAGGATCTGTACTTCCTCTGTAAGATATTGATACGCCTTGACCACCGTGACTAAGCATATAATCACCATTAGATTTTTGTAACACTAATATATCAGATGTAATATTTAAATTACCAGATGTTGGACCTTTTATAAAACTATTTCCCGAACCTGTTGAATATATTTCAAGACTAGTTCCAGAAAGTTTTATTTTACTAGAATCTGTAAGTGTTATATCATCGTTTGCACTTACAGCAATATCAGTACCACCAGATGTATTGTTAATAGCTAATACTGCAGGTAAACCTTGATCCCCTAAAGCTACAATATCTGATATAGTTGCTTTTCTAATAGTATTAGAATCGCTTATATCATTAAACCATAAAGTATCTGTGGCTAAAGGAGCTGCTGCAGTTAATCCTGCAATTGCATTATCTGCACCTACTATATCAATAGCTGTTGTTAATGTATCGGTTGCACTAGCAACTGTACTAATACCAAATCCTCCAGCAAAAGTAGCCGTATTGGTAGAACTTATAGTTTGAGAAGATCCTGTATCACCAGCGAGTGTCCAGCTAACATAATTATCTACAGTTGGAAAAGTAATTAAATTACCTAAACCATTTACATACTTAGTAGCACCACTAGCTCCACCAGCCCATGTTAAAGCTATAGCTGGAGTGGTTGTAGGGTTTGTAACCGCAACATCAAGTGCATCACCGGCTGTAGTAGCTGAAACACTTGTAACTGTACCTGTAGTAAGCTGCGTCCATGTATTAACTTGATTTGCTGCACCGCCTGATGTTAAAGCAAATCCAGCTGTACCGTAATTATTTGAACCTAATGAAATACCAACGTCAAATTGTGACGATTCTTCAAAAGTAGCAGGACCTTTAATTGTTGTTGTATCGGTATTTGCATCACCAAATGTAGAATTACCTTGAACTAAAAGATTAGCTGAACTACCTATTGTTATAAGGTTATTAGCAGAGTTTTGCTCTATAAGACTTGATGCTAATGTTTGAGAAGTATTACCTACAGTTCCTGACCATAATGCTATTTTTTGAGCAGTACCAGATCCTAGTACCTCATTTGATTGATCTAGCTTTTGCCATTCAGTCGTACCAGAACTAGCAACATATATAACCCAGTCACCGTTTGCCCAAGGAGATAATTGAGTACCACTACCACCGTTAGGCTCTGCATTACCAGGGTTGTTTACTATATAAAAATGTCCATTTACTTTATAAGCCGAATCTGTTAAATTAGGACTACCACCATCACTTGAACCACCTTCAGCAGAGTTTCTAGCATCCCATGTTCCTTCATAAGATAAACCCGTGGTTGCTGTAATACTAGCTTGAACTTTTTCAAAAGCTTCTAGTATAGTATCACCAGCACCTATTGATCCAGCCGTACCAGCAGTATATCCATCTAAAGTTTTACCAGTAACAGTTGTATTTGAAATAGTTGTTACAATATTTAAAGCACCACCACTTGTATAAGTATAAGGTCCACCTGTTGTTCCAACGTCACCACTAAAAGCTATAGCACCAGATGATGCTAAAGCTGTTGCTGTACTTGCGTTACCAATAAAACCTATTGGAGTATTTGTTGCGGTAAAAGTACTAGATGTTATACTAACACCACCTGTATATGTACCAGCTGATCCAGAAAAAGTACCATCTGATAATGTACCAGCTTGTAGTGTTCCAGCTACAGTCACTTGACCAGTTGCACCGCCTGCAAATGTAAATCCTGCTCCACCATCTATAGCTTGAGCACCTGTCCAATATGTAACTTGATTAGCAGCTCCTGATCCTGTAACAACATCTGAGTTAGTTGCTATTGTTAAATCAAAATTAGCAGCATCCCAAGTTGTTGTTATGTTAGCACCGTCTGTAATTGTAACAGCCGTGCCACTAGGTATTGTTGTACCTTCTAAGCTCCAAGTGTATAATGGATCATTATTTATCCAATTAGTACCTGTTGCTGTAGAAGATAATATTTGGCCTGCAACACCAACATCACCACTTGAATCAGAGTAATAACCTGTATTTAAAATATTAACAAATGTACCTGATCCAGTAGCTTGTAAATCCCCAGTTGCTTTAACACCACCGGTTAACGTTTCAAATTTTGGAAAGTTGTTATAATAAAGTTGTACAGCGCCTGTTGAGTTAGATGTTATCTGTGTTCTATTTCCACCTGCGTTTTTTAAACTAAACTCATTTGACCATATTTCAAACGGGCCTAGTCCTATGCCTTGACTATTTTTAATATAACTTTTATTACCAGTTGCACTGTGAAAAACCGTTAAATCAGCATTATCACCAAAAGTTAAATAAGAGTCGTCTACAAAATCAACACCACCACCTTCGCCTATTGAATTTTTGTTTACACTTATTTTTGTAGCATTTGTTTCGTTACCAACTAACAATGTTGCTGATAAAGACTCTGCACCACCTGGGTTTGTTAATACATAATCAACTATTGCTTTTGTTGTTGCAAAAGCTGTATCAACACCGGGAGCAACAATACCACCAATAATAGAAGAAGTTATAGTAGAAATTACAGGGGTATTACTACCTATTTTTAAACCGGTTAATGTACCTAAGCTAGTTACATTAGGTTGTGCTGCTGTTTGAAGTGTACCAGTTATTTGATTAAACACACCATTACCACTAGTAGTAAGATTACCACCTGATATAGATAATGTACCATCAGTAAAACCACCAGCTGTAAAAACACCAGAACCAGTTACAGTTCCTACATTAGTTATGTTTAAACCACCACCGTCGTCAGACTTTGCTAATACCGCAGCTAAACCTTCAGCATCACCTTGTATTAAATCAATAACACTTTGTATGGTGAAGTTTTTAGTAGGTTTACCAGAAGCATTAACATCTGTTCCTAACAGTAAATCATCTGCTGTAGGATTAACGATTGGGTATGAAAATATTATTGCCATCTTTATTTTTTTTATTTATTATGCTTTTGCTTGTATTACCACCCAGTTTGAACCATCTGACCAGCATTGTATACCATTATATTCTTTATTTATTCTATAAAAAGTTCCACCATCTATTGTCTGTGGAGAAGGAGAAAATATATCTACTTTATTATTAGCATCTACACTACCATCGTTGGATATTCTTATTAACCTATAAGGTATTGACGATGCTGATGGTAATGTTAATTGGTATTCACCAGATCCACCTGTCCAACTAATGTAAACCATATTATTATTAGCATTGTAAGTACTACTACCACCAGCTGACGCTGTTATAGTATAAGGTGTAAGAGTTTGTATAGAGCTACTTGTTAGTGGGTTTGCCGTTTCAATTAAATTACCTGATGCGTCAACCGATAAGTTATAAGTTGCAGTACCTGTTACCGTGCCAGATCCATATGTATTTAAAGCAAATTGACCATTTTTAAACAATTCCATTTGAAACGTTTGATCGGTTTTAAACCTTAAACCATTATTACTACCAGGTGAATGTATATAGCTTATACCACCTTTTTGATCAGTAATTGTTTTTCCTTCACTAAAATTAATACTAGAAGGTGCATTTGCTGTACTTAGTAATGTTACTCCAGTATAACCTGTTCCACCCGCTGATATAACCAAAGTATCTGTTCCAATAAAATAACTATTAGGATCAGATACATTGATACCAACATGACCATTATTATTTAAATCTATTTCATAAACAAAGTCTGATTCACCTGTTACAGTACTATTAGAATCCCAAAATGTTATTTGATTAGCACCACCAGATCCTGATATACCACCTGCTGCACCGTTAGAAGCATTCGTTATTCTACCTTTTGCATCTACAGTTATATTTGTATTAGTATAATTACCAGGGTTCACTGTTGTGTCAGCTAGTCCTATTTGAGGCGTTGTACCTCCTGTGGATGTTATGGGTGAAGCACCAGTTACTGATGTAACACCAGATGCTGGACTGTTGATCCATTTGGTTCCACCTGCTGTAGAACTTAATATTTGTCCTATTGTGCCTGGAGAGTTTAAACTATCGTAATATCTACCAGAAACTTTTATGTCACTTTCAAAAGTAACAGGTAAATTAGTTGTTGCACCAACGTTAGTAACCTGTTGTAAGTTTTGTTGCCCTGTTGTCGATGCAATAAGGCTCAATACACTTCTAATACTGTAGTTTACAGTTTGATTATCAGCTATACCTTGGCCTACCTTCTATTTTTGTACCTATAACTAGGTCATCTATATCTGGTATAGCCAGTGGATAACTATATATAATAGCCATTTTACTGTAATTTTGTTATAATTACTTGTGCAGAAGGTACATCTGTTCCCCACGAAGCAGCTGTTGATTCAGGTTGTAGTGTTGCTGCAGCCCCTGATGTTGGGTTTTGTATCCAAAAGTAATAATAGTTAGAATTTACTATATTTACATAAGATTTTATATCCACTCTTTGCCTTGCTGTACTAGAATTAGATAAAAATTTAACAGTGGTGGTTGGTCCAACTTGAATTGATCCGTCTTGCACTGTTTTAAAGTTTAATATGATGTTGTTTCCACTAGTAGCTTGTGCATAGTAAATTTGATCTATAATATAGCTACCAGGCCTGTTGAATGTGACCTTACCATCAGCTGCTATCATGACTTCATCGCTTGAAGAACCCTGTGCTGCACCAAAAATGATAGGAGAACCTGTATTGTTGTTACCAGGAGTGATTACTCCTGTGTTGGATGAAGATAGTTTTTCGATGTATTGCTGATCTATTAGCTCTTTTACGGCTGTAAAGGTGTATTGTACAGTGGGATTACCCTGAACTGGCATACCTTGGGCATCATATATGTTTGATCCAAGTACTTTATCACCGAGTTGTGGGGTTAAGGTAGGGTAAGAATAGATTATTGCCATTTTTCTTTTTTTATTTGCATTATTCTGAAGCGGGCTTTGTTTGAAGCGCACTATGGTTAGTAATATCACACGTTTTTAACTAGGTTTACTCTTATATATAGATGCATATTTTAAAAGTGTGACAATAGCCTGTTACTATACTACCTTAATAGGCTTATGTCACTGTTTTTATTTTAAAAAGTTGTTGGTTATATAGAATTATGGTGTTACCCCTATACTCCTGACTACCAACGTGTTACGCAAAATGATTTTAAATTATGGGGCCCCCCAATGTTTTTTTTAATTTTACAAAAATGTTTTACCTTTTTTCTTATTTTATAAATACATGTTTATGTTTTACATATTATAAACTAACTAATACATATTACAATGTAAATACGAGTTCACTTGGATAATATATATGTAACAAAAAACAATATACAATATGACTTTTACAAAATTACAATCACTACTACCAAATGATGAAATTCACTACAATGATAATAACAAATCAGAATTTATACTATATGAAAATACAATTGATGATTTCTATAACACAATTGAAATATTAAATAATAATAATATTAAATATATAATAGAAACTGATGAATTAAATTTAGATACTATATTAATATAATAATATATATAGTGACAGTGTGG